ACCACCAGAAACCAAATAAGCAGCTCCAGCCAGGATCTCCTCATTGATTTCTTTCACATGGTCGAGTTGAGCATGTTCATTCTCCATTGCGAGAACATCTCCGATACCACCTTCCATCTGCGCCGTGAAGACGGACTTCACGGAAGCACCGAAGGTCGTAGAGATTATACGAGGCAAGCTCGATATAGTCTCAATGTTGGAGACATCCACTGTTGGCAGACCACCCGATTCTGAAACAGGACGGGAGCGGTTTGCACCACGGTCTGAACGAACACGCCAACCAGCTGTGTTGCCCCAGACTACTCTGGGAATTGCATTAAAGAACCGTGTCTGGTTGTTCAATGCCTGCCATACTTTACGTCCATACGTAGTATTAAAGATACCAGTATCTGTATCTACAGTGAAGCCGCCAATGTCGCCTTTCGACAAATAGTCAGACCCAAAGACTGATTGATACATACCACGTTGCGACTGAGCTAGATATTCTGCAAGTGATGGATTAGCCATAATTAATTATCTCCTTATTTTTAGCTTAGAAGCTCACGGGGAATTCCGTCTGTCTGACCAGCCTGAACACGGGTTTGAAGTTCCCGCAATTCTTTATAAGACAGGTTAACCAATTGGTCAACTGTGTCTCCTTCAGTCTGCTGTTTAACAATCGGAGTCGTTCCGTCAGTTCCCAAGTCATACGAAATTTGTCGAGGGGCTGTCAAGCCAGTCTCTTCACGGAAACCCATCTTCCGCAAACGTTCTTCAGATTCAGTTTGAACCTGCTTTGAGATGTTGCCCTCAACGTTTGACAACTGCAATTGGAGGTCATTCAATTGCTTAGTAAGGTCTTCTACAGACTTAGTTTCATATCTAGGCCCAGCTTCTTCATCATCTTCTGTATCTGCTTCTTCATCCACAGGATGCTTTTCGTCATCGCCACCAGCTTCTTTCTGCATAGCTTGAATAGTAGCTTGTACATCTGCAATGCCACGAGTGGCATCTACCTGGGTAGCAGAATCATCTGCATCATTACCAGTAGCTACTGATTTACCAGAACGTACTTTCAAACCGTCTACATCCAAACCATTATCAGATTTAATCATGTCAAAAACTTCGGTGGCAATTGACTTAACCAGTTCTGACTTTGCAATGTCTTCGCTCTTTCTCTTCTCGTCCTCATCGTCATCTTCGTCTGCTTTCGACAAACGCTCATCCATTTTACGGAGAACATCAGCCACCGCAGAGAGGGCCAAGTTACTACCCTCCATTTGTTTCTCGATCCGTCCCAAAATCTCATCAGCCATAATATAGATTCCTCCTTTATAATACACGCTAATATTAATAAAGGTTGGTCTAAGCCACCGCCGACCTTCATTATATAAATCCCTAAGTTATTATACTACAAATACAGAAAAAACCTACTAAAACTCTGTTTTAATCAAAAACTTCTAAAGGGTTTCCAGCATTAAGTTTTAGTATGTCATTACGAAAATCATACAAAGGTACTTGTACAAGCTTCTTAAACTTCTCACATTGAGTACCTTCAGGCATGGAAGCTTCTATTAAGTCCAAAACTTTCCCTACCATCCGTGAATGCCTAGCTAAGATAAATTCTTGGTCTTCTGTTATATTTAACTTTTCAGTCATGTTAACCTCCTTCTGTTCTAGCCTAAACTAGTAATTACTATTGTTTTTGGCAGTGCCCCTGACAGGGCACCACCTGAACTTAAGACTTCTACCATAGATTGCTGCATACTCTGTTTAATAAACCCATGACCCATTCTACCGTGCTGGGATACTACACGCCACGGGCCTTTTTCATCTCCTTCCAATGCAGGAATCTTTCTTGGTCGTTGGTAATTTGAATAGGTACGGGTTACCCACCTCAATGTACCATGATATCTTTGTCTATGTGAACGTGTCCACTTTTCTGACGGAACATCAGGCGTACCATACTCAACCTCTAGTGCATAAGAGGGGCCAGTCAAGCTATATGTATCTGGCCCCGTCCTATAAACTTTCAAGGAACTCTTAAGATTACCTGAAACAGTAGGCGTATTCAGCTGCAAACCCTGTTCAAAAGCAGCTACCAACGCCTCAAGAGCTGGTATAGCTACCTGCGTTCTTAGTTCCCTAGATAAAGACCCCATATTTTATACCACCTCTTTCCGATCTACCCACACAGAGGGCAGAGAATCTGTAAATTTACTAGAAGACCCATCATAACGATTTAAATATATTACTTCTTTACCTATATACCCATACTTAGGGTGCCAATACGTAACCAATTGTTTAGGTTTACTAATAACCGCCAACTGATTTAAAGCGTATTCATCACCACCCTTCATACATCCACATAGATGTGCTTCTCCTGTACCTATATCAAACTCATCTACTCTATGATAATGACCCATAAAAGCTGAATCAAAATAAGTACTACCATTAAAGCTCTCTTCATCTATTTGATTACTAGATACTTCTTCCTCTAACCCCATTCTATATTGTAGAACAGTCCTCATATTTGTAAGACTTCTTAGTACATCTCCAGTACCAGCCTTACCCTTTAAAGAATCTCCATGCATTATTAATATATTTCTATTACATACAGGGAACACATGGAAAAAGGTTTTCGGAATTTCAAACTCAATATTTTTTTGTTGGCTACAGAAAGCTGCTACCCACTGATACAGCATATAATCCCAGTTAACATACTTATCTTTAGCAGGAGGCTTGTTAGTCATACGTCCATGATTACCTACAACACACGGTACTCGTACTTTCTCAAAGTGTGGAGCCATGAACATCAAAGCTTGAGCAATCAGATTAGCCCCCCTCACCATTTGACCCATCGTGGTATCTTGGTTTGTTTCTCGTAATTCCTGATGGATATCTCCGCTAACCATATCCCCCAAAAGAGGAATGACTAGCTCAGGAACCTCTGCAAATGTCCTTCTATACTCTACTAAGTCTAGTATCTGAGATGCCCATCCATATAGTCTAGAATTAAAGATGTCAATCGTATAAGCATTCAAACTACCCATCTGATTGTAATCTACATTGTCACCTATATGTGTATCGGATAACGGAGCTACTACACTCTGAGGTTCTCGACCTCTCCTACCCTGTATTACTGGAGATTTAACTAATGATTGTTCTTTAAAGGGTTTCGTCACAGTCTTAATAATATCAATGATAGACTGATGTGTACTGATTTCATCAGATGCCTGCCCATAAAGTTTCTTGTAGTGTTCAGCTTCATGCTTATAAGTATCTACTTGCTTCTCTAATTTACTATCTCCTCCCTCTTCGTAATCCCCCTCCTTGTCGTACCAACGTTGAATAGTACTGCGATGTACGCCTATGCCCGTTTCCTCCTCCATCCATTCGGCTATCGCCGTCCATGTTTCCCCGCTCTGCCTCTTTTTTACTATCTCTGATTTTGCCTGTTCTGGAATCATATTCTCTCCTTACTGTGAGTACTATAACTTTACCGCACATGCGGCAACTCAAATCTTTATCTTCATTCAGATACATGAGTCCTTTACATTTAGGACACATCATCAATCTCTGTCTTTACAATAAACTTATTCTCATAGGTTGTAACACACTTCTGAAAAAATCCATCTATAAATTGCGTACCACTGTCTTCCTTTTCTACTACCCACCAATTCCGGTCTTCCTCCTCATCATCCTCATTATTAGTATTTACGCCTCTAGGAATTCTATCCTTATCATCGGTTCTCCGTAGGGAATCATTCTGTCCAGCTTGTCCATAACCATCTGATTTACTAACATCTTTATCATAGCCACGGATTTTCTCTTCCACATCAGCTTGATGTGCCAAGGTATAATCTGACCACTTCTCTTTCTCCTTAGAATTTTTAGACCTTTCTACATACTGAGGTGGTGGGTCTGGATCTACTCTTACGCCATAGCCTTTATAGAACTGTCCCTCTGGTAAATTGTTATGGGCCACTGAATGCTCAGTCTCATCCTCCTTCTTTTTCCAATCTATTCGTTTTGGGTTGTTCAAAGGTTCAGAAGTATCGGTTAGAGCATGGTTATTATTATGAGTCTTCTCTATAAACTCATTCAGTTTATTAAGTTCTTTAGAAAATATTTTCGGAGTACCACCATTTAAAAAGTTATCAACTTTTTTTGGCCCTTCTGAATGTTTTCTTTTTTTGTTGCTGCCATACGTAGGTGTATAGACATCCGTTGATGTGAAGACTGTAGCTTCCCCCCCTTCTCCTCCACCATCTTCTTTCTTAAAGGAAGTATCAACAGATTCTATATTACGCAGACGAGCATTACGAGCAATCTCTCCAGCTGACTGAGGTTTTTCTCCCTCATCTATAGCACCTGTATCCATTTTAGATTCGTATATTAACTTACGCTTTCTTTTAGACTTCGACATTATAGCTCCTCCTCATCCTCTCTAAGAACATCTGGATTCTGTCTATGGTTTCCAGTAGGGTTATATCTAGAGAAGTCTTTATGGCCTGGGTTATGTGGTGAATTTATATGTACACCAGGGTCAAGTCTAGCTTTCTCTATGTGTACTACACCTGAACCGTTTAGGTTGGCTACATAATCGACTGAATCTTGTGCAAACCACATCTGTGTCCCATCAGGAGATACTTGTTTAATGAAGGGCATAGTAAATCCTTTTTGGATTAGGCTCTCTACCCATGTCTGAGAGTCGTTCATCAATGACAGCTCATTTTTAGCAGCTCTAGCATCAGCATAGTCATCTATATCTCTTTCTTCGTGAGGCAGTTTATCCTGCCAGTCAGGAGTTCTCCCCCCAGTACGACCTTTAAATTTACGTTTGTGCTTAGGGATAGTTTTTAGGAGCATTGCTTGAATAGCTTCCATACCTTCTTCTCCTTCTTCTCCCTCAGGAAGTTCTTCTTCACCCCCCTCTTCTTCCCCTTCTTCATCTCCCCCCATGAAATTACCTGGGGCTTGCTCTTGTTGTTCTGTCTGTTCCAACTGTTGTTGCTGTTGCTCTAACTGTAGAGCTTGCTGTTCTCCCTGCATTCGTGCAGACGGAACCATCTCACCAGAAACTATAAATTCTGCTTCCTCTAGAGAAACATCTTGGTCTTTTAGAACCACCTCAAAACCCATGTTAGCATATTGATTTGCAACTGCAATCTTTTGCTGTGCAAATTGGATACGAGTAGCTTCAGCTCGTTCTTCAGGCTGTGGTAATTCTAATGTCCAATCAGTTATACCAAAAGCTTCTAAGAGCTGTGGGAAAACCTTCTCATGGAAGAGCCTCTGGTCACCTTCAACCACACGGCTCATTACAACTAACTGTTGTGTTTGAGTAGACAATCCGCCAAACGCCTCAGGTGCACCTTGCCAAGCAGGAGTCACACCCCACATAGCAGCTACACGTTCTCGTATCTCTGCTCTCACAGGAAGATAATCCATCTCCTGTAGTGTGTGGAACAGCCGTACCATATCAACCCTACCTCTATTATTCTTAGCTGATACTGCTATCATTGGAACAAAGTTAGGGTCAATACGAGTTTGAGCAGCAATGTTAGCACGTTCTCTACGTAGACTCTCAGGGTCATCCGTAAAGACCATCATCATAGACCCAGGCATCTTACGCTCAAAGAAATATCTATACAAGTTCTTATCCATTCCAATCAAGGTTAACACCTTTTCAAAGATGGTAAGAAGAGGACTCCAGCCATATGTTTCAGAAGGAAAGAACTTAGAAACGTGAATGACTTCATTCTCAAATAAATAGATGTGCTGACTGCGATGATAATACTTATACATTACAGGCCATCGGTCACGGTCACAGCTTGACTCTTTACAGATGCCTGGAGTATCCGCTACAGTATCTCTATGGAGAGGACACACGAAATGAGAATTCTTAGGTAACCCCGCCATGTCTAGGTCATATTCAACTAAGGCAGGATTGAGTCTACGAATCTCCTTTACTTTAGACCTCACTGTTTTTCCATCATCATAGAATTCTTTAATTAAATAGAGGAAGCCATCGTCCACGATATTAACATCGAAATGGAACTGTCGTAATACTTCTTCTAACGATTGGTCAAAGACGTTACAACTTGCCAGAAGCTTTTCCATTCTTTCTCGCTGTTCTGGGTCAGGGTTTTCTACTAAAGGTTTCCAATTGATTCCTCTTCGGAATACTTCACCAGTGATATGACTTACGGGTGAACGTACCTCCTCAACAGACATAGATATGGTTTGAATATCCATAACCAGCTGTTGACGATAGGCCATTTGATGGCGTACCCATGTATTAACTACGTGGTCTAAGCCGAATGAGGGGGAGGAGGCTGTCTCCCCCGCTGCTTTCATAAGCTCTAGTGTATTAATCTGAGAATTAAGCTCAGACATTTGTTGAGCCATCGCAGGAACTTCGGGTAAATATTCAGATAATCTCATGTTTTTAATCCTTGCTTAAAGTTTGTATATCTGACATAGAAGTAAGTTTAAGTAGTGTATTCATTGCCATTTCTTTAAGTACAAAACCCTCAGTACGGTCAGGCCGTTGTTTGAGTATAGACATTTCCTCATCATATTCTACTAATTTTTCCCGTAAATCCAAAATTTCTGACTCTTTCTCTAGCAATTCTTTATCCATATCTGTCTGTTCAGTGAACGCTGCATTAGCTAACACACCTAAACGAGCAGCTTCCTTTACTAGTCCCAAGAAAGCACCCTCAGTTATTAAGGTTACTGCATCACTGTCATCTGGTATTTCCCCATCAGGGTCTAAAGCCCTTAGGTCGTCATGCCATGTGTCTAGAACTCTCCACGTTCCCGCCGCATCTTTAGTTGCTACGTATTGATTATTCCTGTCTCTTAATGTATTTCCTATCATATTCTCTCCTCTAATGTAGAGGGCATATCCCTCTAAATATACTATTTTCTGTTGGGGCATCTAACATAATCATGGTTTCTGCTGCTATAATAGCTATTATAACACAAACCCCCAAAATTATTATCATTCCTTTAGCTGATTTCACAAGCACTCCATCCACAATTCTTACAGGAACTGCACCCAGCTTCCTGAACAATCAAGGGAGTATCGCAGTCACAGGTTTCTATACCTTGTTCTGCAATGCCTGTAGTTAAAACCTCCTTAACTCTGCTACCTGAACGATATACGGTTATTCCTTTACATCCCGTTTCCCAGGCTTGTAAGTATGCTGACTGTACGTCTTCTCTAGTTGCTTCGTTAGAGAAGTTAATGGTTTTTGATATCCCTGCATCTACTGAATCTTGGAATGCTGCCTGCATGGTTACATGTTCTGATGGAGATATGTCTGGTGCCGTGACATAAACATCTTTTGCCCACTGAGGAACATCTTCACGTTCTTTAATAGAACGACCTTTAGCTAGATGCTCCATCAAATCGTCCGAATAGAAACCGTGTTCCTGTGCTGTATCCTGAAAAAATTTGTTTACATAGTACAAACTCTTACCTTCCAAGATGTTTGACTTTCTCCATGCTAACGCAAAAGTTGGTTCAATTCCGCTTGAAGTATCAGCAATCATAGAGATAGTTCCTGTGGGAGCTACACTTAACCTACAGGCATTCCGATAGG